TTGATTCAGGTCAAGTAATTATATTTTCTGATAGAGTTATGCTTGGTAGTAGGAGTGCAGATATAGTATTAGCATCTAAAGAAACAATAGCACTATGTACTCCTAACTGGCAGCATGATGTAGACATAGTTTTAGATACTATGCTTGAGTTAATAGAAGAAGTAAAAAAACTATCTACTGAAGTAAAAACGCAAGCAATGGCTAGCGCACAACAAACTTTTCCTGTTCCTGGGGTTGGTTCAACATTATTAAGTGTACAAGCACCAAGATTTTCTACCTCGTTTCAGAACGCATTAAAAGTAGAATCAGCTATAATGAAAATGAAAACTAATATTGAAGCTTTAAAGCAAAAATAACATAACTGTATATTTATTATATATACCATAATTGTGGAGAGAACTATGAAAGCAAAAAAATTAGCACAAGTTATTAGACAAATTGTACGGGAAGAAGTGCAAAAAGAAGTACGTAATGTATTAACAGAGCAAAGAGCTAAAGATAATTCTAATGTAGATAGTATATCGTTAAATGAAGCACTATCTCAAACTGAGTCAGAGTCTTGGCCAACAATGAATACATTTAACGCTGAAGATGCAAGAGCAGGATTCGCATCATTACAAGGTGATGCATATAACACACCTAATGTATTAACAGGACATAATGGACAAGTAGTACCAGCAAGTAAGGTAGATGCATCTGTATCAAAAGCTTTAACACGAGATTATAGTGATTTAGTAAAAAGATTTAAGAAGTAAAAATGGCAAGATTAGTACCTAAAATATATCCAAATGATTTAGATGTCAATAATCCTATTGGTATCGGATTTCCTTTGAACGTTGGTACACCTAATCAAAATTTTACTACAACCCAACAAATCCACGATAATTTACGTAATTTAATTTTAACTATGAAAGGTGAAAGACCAATGCAGCCTGATTTTGGAAGTGATCTGTATTTACTTTTATTTGAACCTTTATATCAAGAATCACTAGCACAAGCAGCTAGAGATGCAATAAAGTCTGCAGTAGCAAATTGGATGCCTTTCATAACAATACAGCAAGTTATAGTTACACCTGATACAGAAAATAGTAAAGTAGGAATAGAAGTTAATTATGCAGTGCAAGGATGGCCTGCAAGTAACTCATTAAATTTAACGGTGAAAGTATAATGGCATATAGTAATTCAAATAATACACGTGACGTAAGATATACCCATAAAGATTTTTCAGGGTTTAAAAATAATTTAATAGAGTTTGCAAAAAATTATTTCCCTAACACAGTAAAAGATTTCTCAGAAGCATCACCATCAACTATGTTTATAGAGATGGCATCTTACGTAGGAGATGTTTTATCATATTATACAGATTATGCGATGAAAGAATCTATGCTACTGAGAGCTACTGAAAAGAAAAATATTTATTCTATAGCACAAGCATTTGGATATAAACCAAATTTATCATCCCCATCAACAGCTAAAGTCGATGTTATGATACTAATACCTGCCATTGGGACCGGCGAAAATATAAAACCCGATTTTGATTATGCACCGACAGTTGCTTCTGGTATGACTCTATCAACTACTACTGGTACAAAATTTCATACTACCGATACAGTTGATTTTAATTTTTCTAGCTCAATAGATCCTACTGATATAAGCGTTTACTCAACCGATGCAACGACAGGTAGACCTGAATACTATCTATTTACTAAAAAAGTGAATGCAATGAGTGGTGATAAGAGAGTGACAACAATAAATGTTGGCGCTGCTAGAGAATATCCAACATTTGTATTAAGCGCTGAAAATGTACAAAGTATAGATTCAGTTACTGACTCAGATGGTATGCCATGGACTGAAGTTCCATTTCTCGCTCAATCAACAGTATTTGATGAATCGGTAAATGATATTGCAAATGACCCTACCCGTTCAGTAGGTCAAAAAGATACACCATATATATTAAGATTAAAATCTGTAAAGAGAAGATTTATTACAAGAGTAACACCTGATGACAGATTAGAGTTAAGATTCGGCTCAGGTATAACAGCTGATCAAGATGAAGTTATAATCCCGAATCCAGAAAATGTAGGTTCAGCTTTACCAGGTGGTACAAATAATTTAGATAAATCGTTTGATCCATCTAACTTCTTATATACTGATACATATGGTCAAGCACCTTCTAATACAGTTTTAACTGTAGCTTATATGTCAGGGTATGGGTTAGCAGGCAATGTAGGTAGTAATCAAATTCAAACTATCGAACAGAAGAGTGTAGTGTTTGATAGAACAAAAACATTAATTAAAGGAACACGTTCAGTTGTTGAATCTTCTATAGCAATAAACAACCCAGATCCTGCAACTGGTGGAGCAGGTGCAGAAGATCTTGAAAATGTAAGACAGAATGCATTAGGATATTATGCAACACAAAATAGAATGGTAACAAAAGAAGATTATGTTGTAAGAGCGTTAAGTATGCCATCGAAGTTTGGTACTGTATCGAAAGCTTATATAGCAGCTGATGAACAGATGTTAGCTAATGAAACATCCGTATCAAATCCGCTAGCTGTAAACTTATATGTACTTACATATGATGCTAACAAACAACTTACAACTCTTCCTGAAGCTGCCAAAGAAAATTTAAGAACATATTTATCACAATATAGAATGTTAACTGATGCTATAAATATCAAAGATGGTTATATTGTTAACATAGGTATTGATTTTGAAATAACTGTACTACCAGGTCAAAATTCAAACGCAGTATTGTTTAGAGCAATAAAAGCCCTACAAGATAAATATAAAACAGAGAAGTTAAGTTTTTCGGATGCTATTTATAAAAAGGATATCTACTTATGTATAGCAAATGTTGAAGGAGTTCAATCGGTTACAGATGTAAAAGTTAGTAACTTATTTAATGGTGATTACTCTAGTCATAGATACAATCTTGAAGATGCAACATATCAAGATGTAATTTATCCATCTCTAGATCCATCAGTATTTGAAATTAAATACCCTTCCAAAGATATAAAAGGTAAGGTAGTAACGTACTAGGGATTATTATGATAAAGACACTATATCCAACGAAAGACACAACATTATATCAAGCATCAGAAAGTGCTAATACAAGTAAAGATGAGATATTAGAAATATCTAAGTTTATATCTAGCTCATTCGGTCCTTTAGCTGTAACTAGACCGATAATTGAGTTTAATACAACACCTTTATCAGCATCATTATCTGCTCAAGGTATACATACCGGCTCAAACTCAGGTAGTTTAAAATATTATTTAAAATTATACATTTCTGAAGAGAAGGATGTATCTAAAAATTATACTTTAAATGCACACCCATTACGTTCGAGCTGGGGAGCTGGTACAGGTAGATCAACTCATTTTCCATTATCAACTAACGGGTGTAGTTGGAAGTATAGACAATCTGAAGCAAGTGGCCTTCAATGGACTGATCCAGGAGGATATTTCTTTTCCGGATCACATGCATCAGAATCAGTTGAACAAAAATTTGAAGATGTGCAAGGTGATATAGAGATGGATGTTACTGAAATGGTAGAGCAATGGCATAATGGAAATCTTTCAAATGATGGATTTATTATAAAACGAAAAACTTCTGAAGAGACTGGTACGTTTGAGCGTGGTAGTTTATATTACTACTCAAGTAATACTAATACAATTTACTCACCTAGATTGGAAGCAAGATATGATGATGCAAGTCATGATTTTACTGCATTGACATCGACTGATGGTAAAGTAGTAAAGGAGTATGAAAATATTGATATACAACCAAGACTTAGATCACAATATAAACAAGACTCACAAGAACGTATTTTTATTAATACGGAAACAAAAGGTGGAGCTAGATCACAAGCTGGTTCCGTAGGAACTAGAGCTATTAGATTTCTACCACAATCATAATCATATGCTATAATTGATTATGCAACAGGGGAGTATGTTTATAACCATGATCAAGCAGCGACATATATAGCGAGACAAACTACAAATACAAGACATGAGCAGTTTTTCGATTTAGATATGAATGGTTTATTTCCTGAAAGATATTATTGTGTTGAATTCAAAGTAAATCATTATAGTGGAACAAAATTAACATCAACAAGATACTATAAATCAGATACTATATTTAAAGTGGTGAAATAATATGGCCTATAGAGTAGGAAATAGAACTAATTCGAGAGGTAAGTCTAGGAAAGCTGTTCCTAGTCAAGCTACGTATGAAAGAGCTTTTGAGCCTAGCTTTAAACCATCACCTTTTGATAGAAATGTTAAGATTGACCCACCACTCAAAGTATTAGGTGAAATGGAAATACCTGAATCAGGTTATTTTATTGATCATGAAAATCCAACAGATAATATTATTGTAAGAGAAGTACCCAATGTATTGTTTGATCACTCTGATGTTGAAGATAAAGATAGTAGTGAAATATATGAACTGCTACCCCCTGTACCAACATTTCCTGATACACCACCACAAAGCTTAAACTTATATGTAGCTAACTGGTCACGGGTTCATAATTTTGGTGGTGTTACTGATTCTACTAAAGATCCTAGAATAGATGATGTTGAAGATTGGAGTATAGCTGAATGGACTACTCGTCATAGATGGCCACAGGAAGCAACTCTTGATCCAACATATGTTTTCTTTACGCAAGACCCTGCACTTTTTTATACCCAACAAGTAATAAG